GGATCTTGTGGTTGCCAACGAGGTCGCATGCTCTGGGTACAGGGATGCAAAGACACTCAATAAGCTAAAGGCCTGGGTCACAGAGCCAAGCATACAGGTGCGAAGAATGCACAAGGCGGCAGATGGTTTACCTATCTGGTTCAACATGGTGCTGCTGTCTAACGACGTGATGCCCATCCGCCTTGAGCCAGGCGACCGAAGGTACAGTGTATTCAACCAAGACAAAAAGCTTGACCCCAGCATGATATCTACCCTGGTAGAAGAGAGGAACAGGGGGTGGCCCGATGCGACCAGCTTCTTACACCACTTGCTCGAAAGGAAAATAGAGCGCGACCTGGCGACACCGTTTGTCAACTCAGACCGGAGCTTGTTGCTGGACCAGTCGCGACCGAGCGAGCTTCAGTTTGCAGAGGCAGTCATGGACATTGGCTTGAATGCAGTCATGAAAGACTGGGAAGCTGCGCTTGGGGACAAGAGACAAGGTCCCTTTACGGATGCGCGGATGGGCTTCATGTCAAGCGCACACCTTCACGAGGTGTACCGGTTCTGGTGTCAGCAGCATGGCATCAACTATCCCGTTCGCTGGCCCCAGCTGCGTGCTGCATTGCTGAAAACGATATCAACAGCAGAGCCACACAGCAGTTTCCCCATCGGTTCCAGTAGAAGAAGAGGGATTACTGGGCTACCCATGGGGGGGCAGAAAAATCTGGCTATGATTCGTGGATAAATTATCTATACTGCGGATGTGACTGATGAACTTATACGCCAACTGATAGACTTTGGTGGACTCGGCGGCTTTGCCGGGTTCTTGGTGTGGCAGTTTCTTCAAATGCAAAAGAGACTTGATACACTGGTTGAAAAGTTTCAAGAGCAGGTTAGAGAAATCTCAGAAGACCATGACTCCAGAGTTGAGAAGATGCGTGCCCGGTATGATGTTGTGATTGCAGACATCAGGGCGGATTGTACTACTACAATCAACAAGCTACAGGATGAAGTGAAGCAAGCGCAGCGGGACTTGTTGGCCCGAGAGCGTGAGTCGCTTTACAGCTTAAGGACAAGTGACGATGACTGATTTATTTATTATTCTTGTTTCAGCATGGATCGGCCTGCTTGTTCCCAGCTTTTTTTTAGGAGGTAGCGATGATGAGTAACTTACTTTATGCAGTTATGATTGCATGGAGCACGCTTTATTTAATTGCTGAGCTTCAGAAAGATTAGTTAGTCGGTGGTGGAGCTGGCCATTCTGGCGGCAAAGATTTTGGATTGGTTGTCGCATGCTTGCGGTGACTTGAGGTGTTCTTGAAGGGGCTTCTCGAAGTGTCTTCCTCTTTCAATTCCTTTGCGTCTTCCGAGACATTGGAGTACCGCCTGCGAACAACTGTCGCAGATATCTTGTGTATTGTCTGGTTCATTCTCATCGTTCCAAAGTTTCAGGGAGTACCACCCCGATGGTGATCTCCCCTGCTGAATATAGGTGACGCGCTTGCAGTTGTCACACTGATACTTAGTCTCTACTGCTTTCAACGTTAGCGCCCTTTCTTTTTTCCCACGCCTCAAATATTTTGTTGTATTCTTCTTTTCTGCGTTTGCCTTCTACTCCATATCCTTTGTGATAACACCAGGCACGGTAAGAAATAATTTCTCTTTGGTCGTCTGGGTCTTCTTTTTTGGAGGATGCAATCTGTATAGTCCGTTCCCAACTTTCGTTTTCGTTTTCGTATAACAAAGTAATGTTTTGGTTGATTGAGCATACACCTAAAACCGGCGTTATCCCTCCATCTCCGTCAAGCGTATAGAAAACAGCAGACATTTCTTCTTGGTCCTCGTCTGTGTTTCCCATTGCAACAACCGGTTGGTCCCATATGGCACCAGTTTCTCTGTCTTCGTAGACAACCCAATACCCATACACAGGTACAAATCGCACGTTTAAATTCTCACTCACTTCTTTCTCTCCATTCTTTTATTAGTTCCCAGAAATCCTTGTATCCCATGGTGACCAAAGGCTCTTGCCTGTCACCCTTACAGATACAAATAGGTATGAATCCTTCCTTGGCATCACGTTTAGCCTGCTCGTATGCCCTGTTGATTAGACCTCCGAGCTTTTTATAGTGCTTACATTCAATTGCAAATGGCTCGACCACCACATCAGAACCTTCAGACTGCCCACCCCTGAACTGGATAGTCCGTTGGACCTTCTCGCCCAGAGCGACGGTGGCATCTGCCGCCACCTGCCGCTCGAAACGATGGCCTTTCTCTCGTTGACCCTTGCCCATTAGTGAGCAATCTTTATTAGGTCTTCTTTTTCAGTAGCCATAAGGTGAGCTACGCTTAGCCCGCCAGACATCCACATCAAAGAACCAACCAATGAGAAGAAAGTTTCTAAGGTTTCAGGATTAATCATCTTGTTTTCATCCAGGTCTTCCGAGATAGCAACTAACGACTTGCCTATCTCACCCAAAAGACCTTTCATTTTTTCCTGTGGTGTAGTCATTGTTTTAGAACGGGATGTCATCGTCGCCTCCTCCGCCAAATGAACTGGCATTGCTGACCGTAGTCTTTGTTTTCATCTCCGATATAACACTATCAATATAGATGTTTTCAAAATCGTTCTTGGTTTTCTTTGATACCTTCACGGTCTTGTCCAGCAAAGACTCAAGGGCAAGGTCGCTCAGCTTGTCGGGCAACTCAACACCACAGGACGCTAGGTCCTGCTTCAAGAACTTCATGTTCTGTGCGTTGGCTAGCATGTTGCGCTTGAACAACCACCGCCCCTCGTGAGGACCGTTATCAACGATTAGCACCCAGTTCAGGTAGGGGTTGCCAGACTTAGATGTCTTAAACTCTACCCGGTCAATGACGCAGACGTAAGGCCCGTCAGGAACAGACTCATAGTCCTGCTTCGCTGACTCCGGCTGCTCGGCCTGCGACCAGCTGTTGTCCAGGTCTGCCCAATTAAAATCACTCATTTAGTTTCTCCTTTCTTCTTGTTATCGTCGAACTGTGAGGCCAAGGCCACGTAGTTCAATGGCATCGTGTCAGCAAGGCGACCACTGCGGTCCCCTGCCACCCACGATGGTGATGGTTTAGTTCTGAGCACACGAACCCCTTCCTCATTCACATCTGCAAACAGCAGCAGGTCGCTCATGCCCTCAATAATCTGACGAGCAGACGCAGGTGGCGATGGCGCCCACCTCATTTGCTTGCCCGTTCTGGTGTCAATCTCAACCTCTTTAGCGTGGGATATCATAATCAACCCCAGCTTCCCGTCCTTCTTGGTCCGAAGGGTACCTATCTTGGATAGCACTCGGCGGAACTCATTGTTCACCATGCCAAACCCCTTACCATAGCTCAGGTCTGACGGGTCCATGACCCCTGCCTCCTTGCAGATGTGCGCCTTGCAGTGAAGGTATAGGATATCAATGGTGTCTACCACCAAGGTCTGGACGTACTGCGGGTCACGGGCAAGCAGGCCGCACAGATTCCTAAAGGTAGACCAATCGTTGACGGGTACCTGATATGCCTCGATGAAGTTCAAGCCAGGCTCTGTCGCAGCGAACAGTACACCAGGGAACTGGCTCGCAAACGTAGACTTACCTATCTTTGGCATGCCGTACAGGGTTATCACTTGGTCGCCCAGCTTAATCGTGGGCTTAGTCTTTTGCTTTGGTATCATTGTACCAATCCTCCTAATTCTGGATGTTGTTTTTCTTTCTTCTTGTAGTGTGCGTCTAGTATCAGCGAACTCTCGCCACTGCCGCACAGTGCAGCAAACTCACACTTACCGTTACCTCTGTAGCAGGCGTTCAATGAGCGAGGCCATTCCCCTGTGCCCGTGTGCCACATCAATCGCTTTGCTTCAGCCCTAACGTCGTGCCTGACCAGGTCAAGCTGTGCCTGTGTGTAGAATATCTCCTCCCTATGTAAAGCCTCGGGGTGGTCGTCGTACCACTTGCGAAGCCTGTTTAAAAATACAGCGTCAGGTTCGTCAGCTTCTCGCTGCTTTGCGTGAAGCCTCATCTCACCTGTCTCCTTGTCCTTGACATATCTCCTTTTCTCAACCGGCGTTGCCAGTAGCCTGCCGATGGTTGGTTTCTGGACGATGTCATACACAACCCCAGTCACCTCGACGCCCGCACGCATCAGGTACGCAGCGTACATCAACGTCTGACGAGCAGACCATAGTGCCTCCAGGTAAGAGCCATCGATACGGGACACCGTCTTTGTCTCCCAAATCCTGCCGCCAGCATCCAAGGCATCCACTACACCAGAGATGTACGCATCGTTCTCCTGGTAGATGGACTCGTATGAACCCCACTCCATCTCCACCTTGTCAAACGTCTCTCTGTTGCGGGCATACTTTTTCCAGTACGCCTCCACCATTGCCGTCAGTACACACAGGCCGTTGCTGTCCAGTCTGTCCGCGTAAGGCATCAAAGCAGAGCGAAGCTCGGCCACTGTCTTAGCTCCAGACCTAAACAACTCCAGCGCAGCGTGGAATGCACTGCCTATTGTCAGGTACTGAGGCTTGTGCGCCGACTCAATCAAGTCTACGTGCTTTAGCTTGTATGCCTTGGCGCAATGCTGAAGGGTGCCTATGCTGCTTGAAGTCATCACTAGCTTTTTCATTCTGTGTCCTCCAGTATGTTCATGAGTACTTCGATTTGCAGCTGCGCTGACGATGCTTTGTTGAAGATGATTTCCATCTGCCAGTCCTGCCACTTTGGCGAAAGACAATCATCGTCTGGATAAAAGTGACCCTCCCAGCACAAGACCTTGACGGCGTCACAGAGTGCGATAATAGTATGTGCCGACTGTTCAATCAGTCGTCGTTCATGCGGTTGAACTTTGCGTGGGTTGGTGCCTTTGCGTTTTCCTTTTGTCATTAAATAATTCCTCTACTGTCATTTCAAAGTGTCGTGCCAGCCACATGGCTAGCCCTAGTTTCGGTGTCCTCTCTCCCCGCTCATACTGAACCAGAGCGTGGAAAGATATTGAGTGTCCCGCCTGCTGCGCTAACGCACACAGCTGCTCGCGCGTTAGCTTATTAGCTCGCCGCACTTTGGCTAGTTTGCTGTTTGCTTGTGCCATTTGATTCACTCCATAGTCTAATCTCTGCAATGAAACCCGGCTCCTGCACCAGCTTGTGGTACATAAACCTCATTGCAGGGTCAGGTGTTGCCCTACCTGCTTCCCAGTTCTGGATAGCACTCCTGCTATATCCAAGCCACCGGGCTAGCTCAATCTGGCTCACCGTCTTGTCATAAAAGTCTTCTAAGTTCCGTCTTGCACGGCGTGCAATCCTTGGTTCCCATATAGTATCCATAGTCAGTCCTTCTATCCTGTAGTTGTTGCTGTGTCAACAGCATTTTGTTTTCACTCTCATTCCTGTGGTTTAGTTACTCCCTCCCCACTGCTCAGCCATGGCATCGGCTATGCCTTGGTAGGTTTTACTTCTAAGTTTCCATCGGTTTTTTGATGGCGGTAACCAATGCAACCGGCCCCTTTTTTCTGGCGGCAGAGACATCGTTTCTGTTTTCAAATCTGAAGTAGGTTTTAAAGGGTCGAGTCCCTTGAGCCACAGGCAAGTAGCCTTTGTCTCCTTGTGCCCGAACATGTACGGCTGAATAAGTTGGCTGTACTTTCGTCCACCGATGCGCTCCACTGCATACTTATGTGGGATAGGGTTTTCGATACAGACTTTGGGTATGCCCGAGTCAAGTAGGGCATTGAAAAACACCGCTGCTTCGTCCAGCTTCTCCCATCTGCCTTCTTCTCGGTGCAGCCAGCAAACACCGCTGTTGGTGAAATAGGTGCAGGGTGGGTGGGCAATCATCATATCCCATCCGTCATCAAGGATATCAAGCACCGAACCCTGATAGTGCTCGCCCGGCTTTTCAGTGGGCAACAAGTCACAGCTAACAGCATCGTGTCCGCGTTTTGTAAATGCATCCCTTACGGTACCCGAAAACTCACATGCGATTAATACTTTCATGTTTTATCCCCCATGTTTTTGATTGCTTCCATCGCTTTCATTGCTTCCCTTGCAGTCGGGAAAGGCAGGTCACTTAGGTTATCCTCTCCAAAAGGAAAGCAAAGCACCGCCGGTTCATCGAGTGAATCAGGTGAGCCAAAGCCATCGGCGGAAACCAAGACCATGGTCAAGCCGATGTAGTCACAGTTGCCACCAGTGGCTACGGTTTCCAGTCCTAATTGCTTGGCATGCTTTATTATTTCAGGTGCAATGTTCATTGCTTAGTCCCTCCACTCTTCATCTAGTTCAGCGCATATACATTCGCCGTTTGGGTCGTCACTGTCGATATGTGCCGGGCATTCAGGCCAGCACTTGTCTGACCCTTCCTGATTGATGTAATAAGATTCTAAATATTTAGCGTAACTCATTTTGTTTTCTCCTTATTGTGCCGCTACAGCGAAACCTGACTCAATCCCTTGAGACATCTGCGCGCGCGTTCCTTTTATGCGTAGTCCTACGACGAATGCTCCGACATCTGGAGCACGTAGAAACCACAAGTCATTTACATCTCCGTCAATAACCGGGACCCCTTCCCAAGTATCCGGCAAGGACTCACCCTTCTTTGTACTAAATACAACCGAAACACCGCGCCCGTCGTTGGCCATTTCCACGGCTTTGCTCGCGCTGTCCC